TTTGACATAGCTCTTGACTCTGGGGTAGGAAAAAATATTTTTATGTTATCTCCTTTTGCAAAACCTTTAGCAAAATAAAAACGTTTACCTGCTCCTTTTCTGCCCTGTTTAAAACCATGTTTGGTATATGCTTTTACAATATTTCCTGTTGTCATATGGGTACTATATGCATTACCTATTATACTATCTGCATCTGTAGGCAGTGTTACTCCTGAAAATTTTGGATCATCACTTATAATTTTAATTATAGCATTTTTTATCAATAAAACCATATGTGGTTTTCTATAAATCACATAATGTACATGAGATTGATTTTGTGATTCATATAAATCTTTTATTGGTTTTTCTAATCTTTTTCTTAAGATATCTATAATATTTTTTGCTGCCACTAGATGATTACTCGATAAAGATCAAGTACTCGTTTGATATGGTCAGGAAAATCAGTACTTGTTCTTATGCCTGCAGTGCCTTGGTTTTGTATACTTGCTCCACCAAGAGTACGTCTCTGCTTGTGTTCATCTTTCAAATAGTATGTAACTAGATCAAATAATGCTAGTTGAAGATCTTTAGGAGTTGTTGCATATCCTGCTTTATACACAACTTCTACTGATCCAAATCCTCTTTTGAAAGCTTTTCTATCTCCATCAGAATCTAATCGAAAAATAGAATCACTATTTGTATCTATATAAAATTCTGTATTGTTTGTAAGTGTAATGTAATCTGTACTCGGATTATCTCGTTCTTTAACTGATACAACCGAATTTATTGGTGTTTCACTTACTACCACGACTGAAGTATTATTATCACTAATATTAAAAGTCTCTGTTTTATTTGAAGAAAAGAAATCGATAAAACTCGTTCCACAATATTTTTTTGCAAGTTCAGAGACTTGAGGCACTAAAATAGCAAGACGATCGTCATTATTGTCGCCTCTTATGCCTTCTGCATCTTTGTATTCTTGTACTGTTATTAAATCTGCCATAATTGAATAAGTGAGGGGATAGGCTCCCCTCAAGCCTCTATGCTAATTAACTAGCATCATATTTAAAGCCCCATTTTGATGTTGCTCCTGAGATGATATCAGTAAATCCAAGTCTTTGTGAAGCCACAAGTACTCTTCTTTGATTCTCGACATCGTAATCAGATTCGATTGTAACACCTCTTAATCTTGGCATTACATAGTTTCTGGTATAAACAGCTACAGCTGCGTATTGGGAGTGTGCTTTCGCTACAAACTCATCACAGAGAATAACTCTTGATCCAAATACTTGACCAATTTCACCAGATAGCTTTGTTGAAAGATCGCCAACTAGATTGACATCTTGGAACTCAGCATCTTCTAGTAGATTATAATATGCATCTTGTGATACTATATAAACTACTTCTGATGGATTGACACCATATTTACCCATATTCTTTCTCATACCTAATAGGTCTGAAGCTAAGACTGCGTCATTTGCTCCAAATGCTGCTGGTGAACCTGCACCTACGTCATCTGTGTGATGATTGTCAGCTTCTGCCATTTTCAATAGACCATCAAATATACCTGAAGTATATTGGCCTCCTGAATCGTTACCTAATAGGAGTGCATTTTCAATACCTCTTGCGTGAGATCTAATCATAGATTCTCTTAATAGAGGAAGTATTGGAATAATTGCATCTTCTTCAGTTTCATTACCTAGGAAAGTTTTTGAAATCAACTTGTTTGTTGATAAAGTTCTTTCTTGCATTTGAATACCTGTAAAAGGTGCTGCACTATTATCTGCTCTTTCTTCTAAGTTACCATATGGTGCTGTACCACTTGCGCCTGCTGCTGTAGTAAACTCAGCATAACCTGCGTCTGGTAAAATAGGAAGAATTTGATTTGCAGAAGTCATTTGTATTTCTCTAAATAGAGGTGCTAATACTAACTCATTCTGAATATCTCTTTCGATGTTTGCTGATACAACTTGCTCAAAGTCTGCTGAAGAAACTTCAACTGTTGAATGTTGATTAACTTTCTCCATAATTGATTTTGAGTATTCATTGTTCCAACCTTTACCAGTTGCTAAACCAGCAAATTTTGCATCTAAAATTTCACCTTCAAAAG